CAGAAAATGCTCAGTACGTGATAAACAAGTACCTGAGTGGAGATTTGGTTGAGTGCTCTAAAATTAGAAGTGAAAGCGATATTCTTGGAGTTAAGCCAATCGAAATAGATGGCATCGACCATGTTCGGGCTCGACCGGGTGAAACATCAAAGTCTTCTGTAATGCAGGAGCATTGGGCGCTAAATTTGAGCCAACCTGCTGATTTGATAAAAAAAACAGTTGCGCCGGTTTTTGATGTAGGCTAAAACTTATCGCAACTCGGTGTTGCTGCTCCGTATGCAGCACGTTTCTGGACGTAAACCGGAAAAGGTCGCAAAATCGCTCAGCCGACGTGAGCAACAAATCACCAAACCTTGAGTCGCCAATTGAATTGGCTGCTCTCCCTTGGACTTGTTGTTTGCCTGAGTGGGTAGGTAACGAGTTCAAGACAACTAGTAACTCGTTATGGCTAACAACTGCATTCCGTTGGCGACTATTCAAAATTTCGCCAGCAAAGACGTAAATCGTATCATTGGGCAGATCGCTCGCGTTCTCGCTCGCAAGTCCCCCTACATCAACTCCATCGACGGCGGCACTTTGCCGAACGTGTCTGATGTGGTTCGCTCGGTGGTTGAAGAAATGGCCGTTCCGGCTGCTTCTTTGGCCGCGCCAACTTTCGTCAACGACACCACGCTTTGCGGCGTAGGCGCCACTCCTGACGTTGTTGGGTCCACTGAATACCAGTTCCAACTGCAAACGCTGCGCGGGGCCGGTCCTCGTGTTTGCGTCAAGCAGGCCCGGACGGCTTTCAAGGGAAGCTACCTTCAGGCGCAAGTCTCGCTTGAAAAGAGCATCTTGCAGATCATCAACGCGGACATCCGGTATCAGTACCTGATCCAGTCCGGTGTGAAGTACGTCGTGAACACCGGCGCTTCGTTTGGCACGAACCTTACGGGTGACATGCAGAACATCAACACGCAGTTTGCTCAGACGCTGCCTGATGGTCCTTTGAACTTCAAGACCCTCTACAAGCTGGGCACGTTCCTTCGCGAAGAAATGCTCGCCGAGCCTTTTGCCGCTAAGGAAGGCGAGTTCTTCCAAGTCATGTTGAGCGCGGATGCGATTGAAAACCTCCGCAACGACGCCGATGTAAAGGAAGACTTGCTCTACCTCTCCGCTGGTTCGTTCAAGCTGGGTGAAGAGTCCATCTCGGGCTACCAGTTCCAAGGCTACCGTGGGTTCGCGTTTGGGATCGACCAGCAGCCCTTGCGTGCCACTGGGTTCGATGGGTCTGGCAACCTCGTGTTGGTTAACCCGATCGTCTCCACAGCCGTTACCAACGGGTTTGCTCAACGCCGCAACCCGGCTTGGGTCGCAGCGCCTTACGAGGTCGGCTTCATCATCGCCGGCGATGCGTTCAAGCGCCTTGTTCCCGAATCGTACACCGGCGAGGGCACCTTCAAGTTCGCTCCGCAGCTTGCGATGGGTGAACTCGAATGGACCTACTTCCGAGACAACGACTGCAACCTCTACGGGGATTATGGTCAGCACATCTACCAGATCAGCCGGGCTATCCAGCCGATCCGGCCGCAGAACGTGTTGCCTGTCCTCTACAAGCGTTGCCCGTTTGACGGCATTCCGCTGCCTTGCTCAACGAGCGCGACTGGGCTCTAATCTGAGCTGACACTGTCAGGGAGGGGCCTGCGCCCTCCCTGACCAGTCAGCCCATATGGATACCCCGTCTATTCTCGACACAGCCAAGTACCGCCACCTCGTATTGAATCGGCTCACCGATTTGCAGGGGTTCTCCATCCCGGCATATGATCAGGTGGTGATCTCCTATTACGGAGCCACAAACAACATCAACACGGTCCAGTATAAGGCTGCCGGTACGACCGTGGCGACAATCACGATGCTTTATTCGCCTCAACCTCCAACGGTGAATGATGCAAACTTAGTTTCTGCAACGCTCGTCGTCTGATATGGCTATTCAATTCAACCCATTCACAGGGAGGTTCACTGTTACCGGCGCCGCCGGGATTGGCGCGACCGGTGCAACTGGACCGGGAGGCGGTTTTACAGGAGCCACCGGGCAAACTGGTGCAACCGGACAGCGCGGTGCTACCGGGATTACCGGAGCGACAGGATCCGGAGCGACGGGGTCTTTTGGAGCCACAGGATTGACTGGATCAACTGGTTTGTCTGGCGCTACAGGGATCACAGGAGCGACTGGGCTCACCGGAGCGACAGGTCAGCAGGGTTTTTCTGGCGCTACCGGAGTCGGTGCTACCGGCCTGACCGGAGCCACAGGGTTCAGCGGAGCTACCGGGCTTAGCGGCGCTACCGGATTGACTGGTTCGACTGGCTTGCAAGGTGCCACTGGTCTCGATGGCGCGACAGGGATTACCGGCGCAACTGGAATCACCGGTGCAACCGGACTCGACGGCGCAACTGGTGTTGGCGCGACCGGCGCGACTGGGATGCAAGGGGCTACTGGCTTGCAGGGTGCTACTGGCTACACTGGGTTCACGGGTCCAACCGGACCAATTGGCCCGATGGGAGCAACTGGTGCCACGGGATCTCAGGGAGCCACTGGAGCAGGGGCTACAGGAACGATGGGTGCAACTGGACAGACTGGAGCCACCGGATTAGTCGGAGCCACAGGAGACGCTGGTCCAACCGGGGCTCAGGGCGCTACCGGTCTTGACGGGGCAACCGGAATTGGAGCAACCGGCGTGCAGGGTCCGACTGGCGCCACCGGCGTGCAAGGAGCAACTGGTCTTTCTGGAGCCACTGGGCTCACCGGTGCTACCGGAATTGGAGCCACGGGGTTGCAGGGTGCCACTGGAGTTCCCGGGCAATCCACTTCGTTCTATAATTACAAGGCTGACACCTCATCTCAAACGATGCCGCCGACCTTGGCGATGACAAACGGAACAATCCGTTGGGACAACGCCACGCAGTCTTCTGCAACTCAGATTGCATTATCGCACATCGACGATCTCGGTAATGACATCGACATCTTCTTCACGCTTTACAAGAGCGGCGACAGCTTTGTCGTTCAGGATCAGAGCAACTCTGCAAACTACCAGAAGTGGCAAATCAGCGGGACACCTACAATCGCCGACAATGCCTACATGCTGCTTCCGGTGACGTTTGTCTCCGCTGGCGGATCGTCCAATTTCACCAACAACCACCGGCTTATCTTTGCGGTGGTAACCAGCGGGCTTGTTGGCCCTACTGGTTTGACTGGAGCAACTGGAGCTACCGGGCTGACTGGCCTCCAAGGCGCCACTGGCCTCCAAGGCGCCACGGGCCTTGATGGGGCTACTGGACCTGTCGGATCTATTGGGGCGACAGGCGCCACAGGTGTTCAAGGCAACGCTGGCGCGACAGGGTTGACAGGAGCAACCGGATTGACAGGCTCAACCGGCGTTCAAGGCGCTACTGGATTTGATGGAGCAACAGGCTTGCAGGGTGCAACGGGAGTCGGATTGGTTGGAGCTACAGGTGCAACTGGATTAACAGGTAACGACGGCGCTACAGGTGCCACTGGGATTCAAGGGCTCACTGGAGCGACTGGTGTTCAGGGCCAAATCGGGGCAACAGGGTTTGATGGTGCCACCGGAGTTCAAGGAGCAACAGGACTGACGGGCGCCACTGGTTTGCTTGGCGACATCGGGTCCACTGGTGCGACGGGTGTTCAGGGGCTTTCTGGAGCCACCGGGCTGTCTGGAGCGACTGGACTGGTCGGTGATATTGGCGCGACGGGAGCGACCGGAATTCAGGGTCTTACTGGGGCCACAGGGCTTGTTGGAGCTACGGGATCTGGAGACATTGGGGCAACTGGATTGCAGGGAGATGTTGGCGCAACTGGTGTAATAGGACTTACTGGAGCCACTGGTCCGGATGGAAACATTGGCGCGACTGGCGCGACTGGAGCGCAGGGAAACATTGGAGCAACTGGTGCTGGAACGACCGGAGCCACAGGGCTCACGGGTGCTACAGGGCTCACTGGAGCGACTGGGTTTGCTCCAATCATGGATGTCCAAACCTTTTCAGGAACCGGAACATACACAAAGCCTTCAGGAGCAAGACTTGTTCGTGTCAAACTTTGGTCTGGAGGAGGTGCTGGTGGATCCGGAAGAAAAGGTGCTGCTGGCACTGTTCGATGCGGTGGAGGTGGAGGTGGATCTGGAGGGTTTGTTGATGTTTGGTTGGACGCTTCTGCTGTCGGCGCAACGGAGACGGTGACGATTGGTATTGGAGGAACTGGCGGCGCCTCTCAAACCGCTAACAGCACAAACGGTTCTAACGGAACTCAAGGAGGTACAACTTCATTTGGCTCGTTGGTTGTCTTGTTGGGAGGAAATTCAGGTTCTGGTGGATCAGCTACAACCGGATTTGGAGGTGGTGGATCTGTTAACGGAAACACAGGCAGCGCGGCTTCTACAACAGGCGGACAAGGCGTATCTGGCGTACCATCTGGAACAGGGTCTACAGCAACAATTGCATCTGGTTCTGGAGCTGCTGGGTCAGGAATTAACGCTGCTGACGGATCGTCCGCTGGAGTGGCTGGTGGAAGATACAATCTGCTTGCGCTTGCCGGTGGAACTGGAGGAGCGTTTGGAGGCGGCAACGGAGGTGCAGGTGCCTCTATACCAGCACTTCCTACAAACGGCACTCCCGTTGGAGCTGGAGGCGGTGGATCTGGGGCATCTTCGCTGACTGGAAACGCTGGCTCAGGCGGTGCTGGAGGGTTCCCGGGCGGCGGAGGCGGCGGAGGCGGAGCTTCTGTTGATTCGGTCGGCAACAGTGGAGCTGGTGGACCCGGAGGGGCTGGTGCTGCAATAATCTTTACCTACTTTTAGTATGCTTGAAGGATATGCTGTTGTTAAAGATGGTGTTGTAGTAAACACAATAGTTTGGGATGGGGTTACAAATTGGGAAATCCCAGATGGATGTATTGTTGTAAGAGCAATTACAAACGGCGCTCCTGTTGCTGGAATTGGGTGGACTTACTCAAACGGTCAATTTACTCCGCCAGAAGTTGATCCAAATCAAATTTAACATGGAACAAATGCTAATTGAAGCAATGCGAGGACAAGGCTTGCCATTTGTTATGGCTTGCGTTGCAATTGCATGGATTCAAAGAATGAATAAAGACATGGTTTCAAAACTCAACGAAGAGCGAACAGAGCACTTAAATGCTCTTGGCGCTCAAATAGGTGACTTAAAAAATGCAATTGTTGAGTGCGAGCGCGATCGCAAAGAGCTTTGGTCTAGAATTCTTGACAGGAACAACTAATGACGGACGACTTTAAAAAAGCGTTGGCGTTTTTGTTTAAGTGGGAAAACGTCTACGATAAAAAAGGCAACGTGATTGCTGAAAATGACCCAGACGATCCGGGTGGCGTGACAAAATTTGGGGTTGACCAGCGATCCCACCCGGGTGTGGATGTGGTGAATTTGACTCAAGAGCAGGCTGAAGAGATTTACTGGTCAGAATGGCTCGATTGTTCCGCAGACAAGCTGCCGAGCCCGTTGTCGATCGTTTACTTCGATGCAGTGGTTAACACCGGGAAGAAGCAGGCAACATTATTTCTTCAAAGAGTTTGCGGCACAAAAGATGATGGCGTCTTTGGGCCAAAGACTCTCGCTTCTGTTTTAAAAACAGTTGAAGATTCAAGTGCGGAAAGAGTTGCAAAAGTGTTTTGTGATGCTAGAAGAAACTTTTACAAGAAATTGGCGCATCAAAATCCTAAATTAAAAAAATTTGAAAACGGCTGGAACAACAGAGTGTCTGATATTGAAAAAACAATTGTTTAATTATGATTAACTACATTCTTGATCGTTTAAACGAAACATCTACATGGAGAGGTATTGTTGGGGTTTTGACTGGGCTTGGTGTTAAGGTGCGTCCCGATTTAGCTGAATCCATCATCGCTGCTGGAATTGCGTTGATTGGGGTCGTCAATATCTTCAGAAAGGAAAAGAGTGTTCCCGCTGCTTCTGTCGATACTCAAAAGCCTTGAATTGTACCTTGCTATCAAGGTCAAAAGGGCCAATTGGGAGCTTGAGCGAGACATTGGATCGTACTGCGATGAAATCGAAGACCAAATTGAAAAGGCTCGCGAAAGCGGCACTTCTCGCGGCGATCGTCTTGCTGACAAGCTGCGTGACAGGTTGCTTAGGTCGTCCGGAATCGAAGTATCCGAACGACGGGATCCTTCACCTTAAAAAAGGTGACAATTACATAGCTCAAGATACAGAGACATGGTATTCACTGCTGCGATACCAGCAATGTGAGCGTGATGCAATAAATGCGGCGGCAGCACTAAAGCAACAAAAGAACCACTGATATGTCCTGCGATTGCGACGGCCCATTTGGCCCAACATACTCTCCCTGTTCATTAGACGTTCCCTACCCAAGCGTTTCGCATGAGTCGGTGCCGAGTCTTATTGATAATTTGACACTTGCGCTGTATGGGCCGCTCACAAAGAGCGTTGTGAACGGGAAGATCGTGTGGACCATTCCGTGCGATCCCAACAATTCATCGACCATCATGGGGATCCCTCGCCTCGAGAACGAAGGGCTCATGTGCTATTTCCTGCGGGTGTTGAACCAAGCCACCGGAATGAAGGGGGCGACGGGCGCGACTGGATTGCAGGGGGCGACCGGAACGATTGGGGCGACTGGACAACGCGGAGCGACTGGGTTTAACGGCGCAACTGGCGCCACAGGGCCGATCGGGGCGACTGGAGCGACTGGATATACTGGCGCAACTGGCCAAAGGGGCTCTACGGGCGTTCAAGGCCCGACTGGGGCGACTGGATTTAATGGTTTGCCCGGAGCGACTGGGACAATTGGAGCGACTGGGACAATTGGAGCAACTGGAGCGACAGGGTTGAGAGGATCAACCGGTCCAAGCGGGTTGACTGGGCTCCTTGGCGCAACCGGGCTCACTGGAGCGACTGGGATTCAGGGATTTGTTGGTGCCACCGGAGTGATGGGGCCGACTGGAACCGGATCAACTGGTGCCACCGGGATTCAAGGGCCGACTGGAGCCACTGGCTTGCAGGGAGCCACTGGCCTTTCTGGGGCTACCGGGGTTACGGGAGCCACTGGGGTCACTGGAGCCACTGGTCCCATTGGAGCCACCGGGGCGACAGGCTTGCAGGGAGCTACAGGCTTGATTGGATCCACGGGTCCGATCGGTGCGACCGGTGCAACGGGACTTCAAGGGGCAACCGGCCTTCAAGGGGCCA